CGTAAATAAATACTTCGCCTGTTAGCCTGAACCACATTGATATTTCTTTCAAGAACTCAATTTGCGTTTGCCTTGGGTTTGGGTGTTTTAGAAGCTCCATCAAATCGCCTGACTCAACCGCTTCAAGGTTCTTTACTCGCTCTAACTTGGACTGAGCGCGATCTAGTTCTCCTGACTTGTATTTTATTGCTTTGTATCGCTTTTCCTTTCCATTTTCCTTAAATGCCTGCAAAGGAACTTCTGAGTCTTTTTCGCCAATCTTTTTGACTATCGAATAGATCATGGCATTACCCCGATACCCTTCGTTAATGAATGTATCGACCCTATTATCCATCCACACAACTAAGTTATTCACGTTAAATTGCCCGTAAATAGCTTTGTTCAATAGGTTAACGTCTAAATCCGCTGTAGGTCTTGGACTTGTGAGGAGGTATTTTTGAATAAGAGAAATCATTTATTATTCTTTAAGTCGATTGCAATAACCAAAAATACGTAAAATATTACGAAAACTGAACGACCCACCCAAAGCCACTTAATAGGGTTTAGGTTCCAAGCTATGAAACTGCCTAATAAGTACATGGCAATTAGTAGGGACAAGTAAATAGTTAAAGTTTTTAGCATTAGCTCATATCAATTAATCCCACCGGGTTTTTGTTGTTAATCATTAATTCAGTTAGTCCCCACACCAGAGCATCAACTCGGTTAGGGGATTTACCTTTTGTCGGGTTCCAAGAAGTCATTTCAATTTCCAGTTTATTTAGATTACCGTAATGGAAAACTTTGCCTTGTTCGTAGATATTGACAATAGGTTCCGCTCTTGTCACTTTTCCCCTACTTGCATGGACTTTTTTGTAAGCTACGGATTTATCAACTGACCTGATTACAGCTTCAATAAAGTCACCTCCATTATTTGCCTCTCCAATTATTAGGTTTGCCTGCCATTTGTCGTACAATCCAATAGCCTTAACCGCCATTCCGTTAGGCGTGTATATTCCACTTTCGTCGTCAAATACGTAAGCATTACCATCAAATCCAAGACCTACCGCCAATATTCCATGCTCGTCTGAATTTGGATCCGATGTAACAGCCGGGTCAATCGGGATTACTATTTTCTTCATTAATGGAAGCGAAGATACTTTTTTGATTAAGCTGTAATTCCATAAAGCCCCCTCAGCATCTTCATAGTTTATTCCTTCATAATCTCGTTCGTACTTTCTTCTGTCTCTATTCTTGACTATCAACCGTTTTTGGTGCCAAGATGCAGAAAGGTTTTGCAGGTTGTCCCGGTATGTTGTGTTGATTCTATCGGTCATGGTGTAATACAATCCATCAGGTTCAAAAAATTGTTTGTGCTGCCATGATTGTTTGTGTAGTGCATTTGATACTAAGACCATCTTATTGGATGCGATTATAGAGCGTACTGATTCGTCTAGCTTATCAAAGGAATCTTGGTCCGGGTGTTCCTCAAACTCGTCATATATTACATCTGTAAGCCCTTGAACTGATTTTAGATTTGCGGTTTGATTCAGCGACGATGTTCTAACGCCCTTGAAAATAATCTTTGACCCTGTTTTTTTGTTGGTAATTTCTGAGCCTGAAATGTGAAATTCATGCTTACAATCATTATTAGACATTTGAGTCTCAAATTCTGGCACGATTGAAACCGAAGCGGAAACCATCGTATAACGCAAAAATAGAACTACCCGATTAAGGTCGTAGGTTAGTCTTAGCGCATAATCAGAAATAACGAAAGATTTACCCGAACCCCTTCCGCCTTTTTCATAGACATACCTCTGATCAGAAGTGTATAGCAGTTGATGTATGTCATTAATCTTCGGCATCTTTTGACTTTACCCATTCGATAGGTTTAATTCCTGTTACGTCTTTGCCGTTGGTTGTGTGGTCAATCTTACTTGATTCTTTAAAATCATGGTTATTGATTAACACGAATTTAGTCATAGATGCATTTAAACGATCACCTACACCGTATTTAATAAGCTTTAACTCTTGTATTTTCTTAGCCTTAATTACTAGTCTGGAAAACGAGGTAAATTTTTCACTTAAATATGTAATCAAGTCAGGATATAGATCCCTTTCAATAATCAAAAACTCTTCTAAGAACATATTACCTTTGTCTTCGCCTTCATCATCTTTTTCTTTGAGCCATAATATTAAATCAATCCCTAGTTTATAAGCTTTTTCCTCAGTCCATTTTTCATCTGGCTGATAATCTTTTGAGAATTGTTTACCGTCACCAGGTTTTATATTTCCTTTTCCTCCAGGCATTTCAATTATTGTTTAGAAAGAAGTTATAAACTAACTCATTATTCATAATATTTAATTGCTCAATTTTCCCATCAGGATTAAAATTTCCACTTGAGAATATTCCGTAAAAATTTTCATCAGTTCTAATTAGGCAATATTTTGCATGAGTATTTTTGTATTTAGTTTCAAAATTGATATTCTTCTCCAAGTAATTGAAAGTTCCAACAACCATTGAAGGGATGCTGTCAGATAATATTAGTTTAATTTTAGGTAATTTGCCTTTTTTTTGCAATTCCTCTAAAAAAGACAAGTCTCGTTTTGATATTCTAAAAGAAGTTATTGTAATTTCAGTAACCTTTTCAATATCGCTAATTAATATCAAATAATCAAAAATTGAGTTTCCATTATCTTCTATCGTGAATAGGCTTTTGTTTTTTTTTGGTAATTCTAAACTGTGATTTACCAATTTTTTTACTGTTATAGTTTTTTTTGTGGTTTTAAGCATCTGTAAACATTTTTTTGATTTGAGAATACAATTCTTCATTATTGTGAATAATGTAAAATTCATTTCTGGCATTTATACTCGGGTTTCCGCTTCCTTCAATAACGTAATAATTATCTTGTTTTTTGAAAATAAGTATTTTGGCATGATTATTTTTAAATTTTAGAGTTGTTTTTTTTAAAACCTCGTTGTATAGATTTTCATTATTTTCAAGTACTCTTTGAGAAAGAGCAATCCCTAAAAGATTATAGTTTTCTATTTTCTTAAATTCTTTCAAATTTAATCTTGAGCAAAAAACTAAAACTTCATCTGGGTTTTGCAATAAATCAAAGAAGCTACGGTTTAAAGTTGTTAGGACAAATGATTGATGTCCGATTAGTGGCATTTTTACCTCGCTAAATTCCTTTATTACAGAAAATGAATCTGGGTTAATTTCCAAATTTATAAAAACATGCTTTTGATTTATTTTTTTATCCTTCTTAAAGAAGTCTTTTTTTACTGAGTTCTCATTTTTTACCTTGGATAATTTAAACATATCTTTGATTGTTTACACTGCAATTTAACGAAAAAAAGCCCGAAAAGTTAATCCCGGGCTAATTAGGTGTTAATCAACTTTACTGCTAATTCTCACTAGATCCCCTACATTTATTCCCAACCTAATCTTATGATCGCTGATTCCAAAGCAAGGCTGATTTTTGTACCTTGGATTCTCGCACTCCCAGAATACAGTGTAAAAACCGTATTCCCTGTTAATAGCTATCACAGTGCCTTCTTCGCTCATGATGCGCTGCCTGATTACATTCCGCTTGTAAGTCTCGCAACTTGACAAGAGAAGAAAAATGATAATTAACAGCACTCTCATTTTCTCCTGTATTCATGCCTCATTTCGCATTGATGAGATGGACTTTTTACGCTCGAGCAACTGGAAAATATGGCTACCAGTATTAGAGTGATTATTCCTATTTTTATAGATCTAGTCATTTTTAAGTTCTCTTTTAATTGACTCTATTAGTTGTTGTTGCTTGGCTTGAACCTGTAAAATACCCAAGTTAACACAAAAATATACGCTTGTAAAGCCATTTTTATACACTTTACTTAGATCAAAATCTGTAATCTCAACCTCGTGGTGAAGCTCAAAAGTTACCGAACAAATCATTCCGTCCTTAGCAGCTTTTTTGTTTAGGAGTTCTATCAGCTGATTAGTTGATAGTTCTTTTTTTACTCGCTTCCATCCCTTAGCCAGTGATTTAGAAATAAGCCAAAAAGATACGTTCTCTCCTCCTATTTCTGCATCACCAGGATATATATTCCCTATTATAGGAATAGGTTCTTTGTAACAATCTGCCTGCTCTTGTGTGCCGATATACTCATAATATTTAGTTTTCATTTCGCTCCTCGATTAATTTGTTGTTGAACAATAATTTAGCATTTGTAAAGCTTGTAACCTGACTCATAATCTTCCCGAACATCTTTCTAGCCTCCTGTTCGGTTTCAGCAAAACCTTCTGCCTGATCTACTGTATATAGTTTGACTAGGACTATCCGGTAGTTTGTTCTTAGAATTGATCTTTTCATCCTTGCTAAGGTAGTCCATAAAATCCTGAACTCGCTTCTGCTTTATCAGTTGGTTTTTCTCGTACCTGCTTTCAAATATCTTCCAAAATGATATTTTATATTCAATCGGAACTTTTGAGAACTCCAATCCTTTGTACGCTCCAAACTTTAGTTTTAGCCCTTTCATCAGAATGGAAGTTTATCACCATCGTCATCCTGAAAATTAGCCGGCTGAGCTGCTGGCTGGCTTTGCATAGCGGCTGGAAGTTTAGCCTCCTTGAGCTGCATCGTGAAAGGCATGAATGTGACTCCCTTGGCTGATGTCTTAATCCAAGCCGAAACGTTGAACTCTACGCCTTTCTCATCTGTGTAGCTTCCCCTGTAATCGGGTCTTTTAGGATTGTCACCTTTGTCGTTTTTGAATAACGCTCCGCTTAGTTTGTTGTCGTAATCTGCCATTTTTATTTATTTTTTGTTTTTGTAATATTAACTATTTTATTTAATTATTGTAAGTATTATAGAAATAAATTCTTCTTTGGATCGAAATATTTGATAACTAAATCCTGCCTGAATTATTTTTGACTCCCAAACTTTCTGGTTCGGTTGCTGTGTCCCTTTCTCAGTCTTGGCTTCCAGCATATACGCTATGCCTTTGTAATAGAGAACTAGATCCGATCTTCCCGGTTGCAATCCCATACCTTTGTCCATCATTACCCTAATTTTATTTTTTGAGTTGTTGAGATTGTAGCATAGCAAACCCCTCAAATCTGGATAGGTAGCGTGAAACCATCGGTAACAATCGCTTTGCAGTTTATCCTCGCTTATTTCAGACATTCAAATCTATCTTTATTTATATGTAACCATCCTTTTTTATATCCCATAAGATTTATAAACTCCAGAGCCTCGCTGCGGTCTGTCAATTTATGCAGCACCCAATACGGGCTAATTAATCCCGCTTTTGCCATTCTGGATTTTTCTTCTAGTCCAGCATTATTCGCTTTTATCATGCGATCCCGCTTAGTCAATAACTGTAAAAAAGCTATTTCCGCTTCCTCTTTTTGCTTATTTGAGACAGGGAAAACATAACCGCAAGCCGGGCAAACCGTAACACTTGCATAGCATAGCGCACCGCATTCTCTACATTCTTTTACAGGTGCTGCCCCTTCTTTTTTCTTCTTCTTTTTCTTTAAGCTCCATGCGCGTTCATCTTCCCAAAATCCATGCTCGTTCACATTATTGCCAAAATCCAAAAGATTAAAAGTCTCTTTTATACCCTTAATAATTCGGCTTCCACGCCCGACCATTTGAAGAAACAAGGGAAGTGACTTGGTAGCCCGATATAGAATAATTGTCTGAATTGTAGGTTCATCGAATCCAGTTGTCAATATCCCGACATTGCAAAGTATTGCGTCCGGTGTATTTTTGAACCACGCTAAACAGTCCGCGCGCTCTTTTTTAGTGGATCCAGCATCCAAATGTTTTGCATTCAAGCCCGAATCTAACATTTCATCCCTTAGTTTAGTTGAGCTTTTGATATTTGGGCAAAAAGCAATCGCTTTGGTTTTATCGCAGATATTCTTGTAATTCTCAATTACACCCTCGTAAACTTTTGTATCAGTCATAAAAGAACCAAGCGAATCATTGTCGTAATCATTGCCTTTGATCTTAACGCTGCTCAGGTCTAGCTTAACGCCATAGCTCAGGGGCTTTGATAGGTAACCCTGCTCAATTAATTCTGGAATAGATACGACCTCTATAAGGCCCTCATAAAACTCATCCAAAGCAATCTGATTCTTTTCCCGATGTGGGGTTGCTGTAAATCCGATTACTACACTTGCCTTTGCAATCTGAGAAAAGAACTTGTCGAAGTTCCCGAAGTGGCACTCGTCTATAATGATTAGGTCAAGCGACTGAACGAAATTAATGTACTCAAGCTTTTGCATCCTACGTGAAATTGTCTCAATCATTCCAGCGTAAAGTTTTCCCGAAAAATAGGCTATACTTTTGCCAGCTTCAATCTTGGTTGGACTTAGCCCGATTGACTCAAGCGCACCGCCTGCCTGCGTCAATAGCTCTGTTCTGTGTGTCAGTATCAGAACCCGTTTCCCCTTTGCTATCGCGCTCTTAACGATGAAAGAAAAGGTAAAAGTTTTTCCGCTTCCCGTGGGGCTGCTGAACACAAACTTTTTCTTCCCTGCTAGGATCATTTCCCTAGTCTTTTTTACTGCCTCTAATTGGTACGGTCTTAGCTCGATCATTTTTTTTGTAGTTAGTTGTATTTAAGAAGTGCAAAATCCTGCTTGACACCCCGGTCCGGTTCCGAAATTAAAGTCTGATTGTAAGCCTATTTTTTTTATAGTTGAATATTTCATTTCCTTTTTAAAACGTCTTTTCATTTTATCCTCCTGTTCAGAAAACCAACGCATTTTTAAAGGCTCTTCATCCCAATTTTTCCGTAATTGCTGAACTGGCTTCCAAAAGCATCCTACACAATTTGAATCTTTAGGAAAATCTAATCCCGATTCTTTAGCCCATTGATAAATAGGGTAATGAGTTTTTTTATCAGAAATGAGTGGATAGTTTAATTTTCTCCATTCTATACTTTCCCATTTATTTTGTGTTTTTCTTTTTCCCACAATGGTTTTGAAGGAAGTATTTTCATAGTTGGCACGCTCTTTTTCATCATATCTAAAACCAATATTCATTTCCACAAAACCTAAATTGGAATGGCAATAATCAAAAATTGGCTTTATTTTCATTTCGGTTGTGCAAAACCTCCAAGATTGATTCGGTAAGGCTTTTCGTTTTCGTATTACTTCTTCAAAAGATTCTCCCGCAACCCAAGTGATTTCCCTGCCTATTTTCTGCTCTAAATCTCTTACTAAATATAAAGTTTTATCACTTTCTGCAGTTGCAATAAAGTCTATGCCTGCTTTTTCAGATACGAACTTTACTATGGATTCGTCTTTAGGTTTGCAGTATTCCGCTTCAATAGTTACCAAAGAAAAAATATTGTAATCTACACGATAATTTAAAGCCATATACGAAGATGTCTTTCCTCCGCTAAGGCTGTTTATTTTTGGGATCATTTTTTTTGTAGTTAGTTGTATTCACCTTGTATTCACCTTTTATTTTGAAAGCTGAATACAAAAAAACAGCCTTCATTAATCCTAAACCCATCTTTTAACCCTTTGTAGTCAGTGTAGTTACTATATATAAGTATAAAGTATGTAGATAGTAAATGCAATCATAAAAATAATTTTCGCGTAAGAAAAATTCTCTATAAGTTTATGCAAGTTGGTTACTACACTGACTACGTGACTACACTATTTTCTAAAACGCTGATTGTGAATCACTTGCGTTTTTATTGTAGTCACCTCTTTTTATTACCTCGTACACGTTTCTAGGCATCCCATCTATTCGTTTGCTTATTTTCTCAAATCCCAGCTTTTTTAAGTTCATTCCCAATTTGAAAGGAGAAATCTTTAGTCGTGTATGTGTTTCAATGAAATTGACTATTTCAGTGTTGGTCATCCATTCGCAAAAACCACCTTTGTCCGGTCTGTCAAAAAACATCTGTATAGCCTCGAACTCCAGACTGGCCTGCTCATTGACCTGGGTGATCTGGTTTAGGTAAGAGATTTCCTGTCTACTGAGCATCCAAGATTCGCCGACCTCCTTAAGCTCCCAATACAGCTCCATCCAAAGTGCTGTTTTGTCAATCAAACTGTATTTTTCGTAGTCTATTGATAGTACATTGACAGGAAGTATTCGCCTGTTCCCTGTAGGATCGTTAATAATTTCATCTTCGTTTGAGGTTCCGCAAAGCACTGCGATTCGCTTTAGATCCTCGTGAAATTTTCCGTAAGGCTTGCGAATTGAGAACTTGTCTTTCGATGACAAATCCTTTAGTTTTTTAGCTTCCTGCTTGCTTTTGCCTCCAAACTCGTCATCCATTATAATGGCCTTTTTGCACATCAAAGCCGCGTCATCTTCAGGCTTTCCATCTAGCTTGCTTTCTGCATAATACGCTTGCAGCTCTTCGGGGAAAAGGTTGCGAAAGAAGTTTGTTTTTCCTTCGTATTGACCGCCCGTCAAAACCAATATCATTACTGAGTGCGTGCCAAGCATCGACGCGACTACAGAAAGTAGCCATTTGTGGCCAAAAACATCCAAGTAATTTGTCACGTGCATACCGTCAAGATCGGCCTTATATTTGATACACGATAGCAATTCATCTACTAATCCCACAGGCTTTAAGTGCTTATTTTTCTCAAAGAACTTTAGAAACGGGTTATACTCTTTACTGAAATCTGATTCGATAATAGAGAATAATAAGTCCTTAGTAGTCTTGAAAGAAACCACTTCCTTACATTTTATATAGAGCGAATTGTAAGCCCTGTCATCAATAATTTCTTGATCTATTTCTATGTGTCTAGTTATAGTATTAAACAGGATATTATACTCAGAAAGGAAGGCTTTTATATCAGAAATTAGATCGTCGGTTCGCTCATTTTCAATTTCGTGATTAGGCATATTCATGACCTGATCTATTATTTTTTCGCTTTCTTCACGCTTGATTCCAGAAAGTTCTAAGGTCTTAATTGCGCCCTCCTTTGGGTCCTTTATGCCCCCATTTTTAACGGAGCTCTTCCGTCTTAGCTTTGCGATACGCTCGATCTGCTCAGTTTTTGGGGTCTTAATTTTGATACCCTGGTTCTGGCATAGGTAGAAAAAAGTAGCGATTGAATTGTCACTTCGCTTTCTTTTAAGGAACCCATCATAACTTTTATCGCATTCGTTTTGATCGTATTTTATTGAAAAAGAAGATACAAAATTGAACTTGTCGCGCCCCGATTCACCTAAAGAGTTTGCAAACCCCATCCCGACTTTTACCCAGTCTGAATAATCTTCGCAAATATTCAAGCTCCTGTCTTTGATTTGCTGCAATATAAAATCCATGTCATCCCCTGTGTGAACGTATGTTTTTTGAGGTACAACTTTCTTTTTAGGAATGTACTTTTTAAATATCTTACTACTAGGATTATAGAAGATATTTGCATCCATCGATACAAAACGAAATCGAGAAACATCTTTGCAGGATTCATCTAGTATTACCTTATACTCATTTGCAAAGTATTTCTCTAACCCTATGAATGAGTCTAAGTGCCGTGAAGGGTCAATCTTAACAAATCCAACATACCCACCATTTCCAGAAATTGACTCGTGAAAGGCCATTATATAGGGGTCTGCTGCCACCTCATCAATCGACCAATTAGGATTTTCTTTTGCGTCGATGTCAATCGCTATAATTCCCGAATGCTCAATTAGTCCCTTTACGTTTCGATATTCAAACGTTCCCGAAGCGGTTACTCCCTGAGCTTGTACCTTTTCCCAACGTCCAGCACGCACATTTATAACAGCATCTTCCCACTTTCCGTTTTTGATATTGTAGATGTAATCCTCAAAGTCGATTGACTCTTTAGGCTTAGTTGAAGGTACATATTCGCCCAACTTTGCAGAGAAATACCCCTCTGGAAAAACTGATATTTTAGACATTGTTATTTTTTACAAGGTGAAAAGATCCGATCTTCTTATAATCCAATCGCTTTTTTTTAATTCGTTGGTAGACCGCTTGAACTGTAATGTTAGCCAGTTCCGCATATTCTTTTACGGGTATATATTCCATGTTACAATTTAATATTTTCAACTAGATAATCAAAAAAAAAGGGCGTTTTAAACCCTTTTTAAATCCCAAACATAATTCTTCTCATACTTAAATCCTTGGTTCTTAAGCTTGTACTTCATATTCAAAACAGAACTCTCACTCCTTCCTAACAGCTCAGAAAGGTCTTTAAGCGACATCAGAAAGTTATTTCTTACGATCTGGATTTCGGGTTCGGTCCATATTTTATTTTTCATTTTGTTTAATTTTCATTTTCATTTCGTGGAATCGTTCCGAATATATATTAATTGCTTCGTTAATATCTTTAGTGTTTTCATTTTTTCCGATTAGATCATTCAAAATATAATCTTTTAATGAATCTAAATTTTTCAATTCCCAAGTTATATCCTCCATAATATTCTATTTTGGTTTCTAATTCCATCGATTTCGATGGGGTTAAAACATTAATTCAACTCCCACAGCCCACACAATCAAACTCAGATCCTTCAGGCTTGACCCCTTTGAGCTCCATTTGCAGATTGTGGATCCGATCCTTCGCCTTCATGTCGGCAAACATTTCCCCTACCAGCGAAGCTTTCAAGTCTTCGATTTTTTCGAGCAATTCATTTTTTTGAGTCTCGTTCATTATTAGTTAGTTCATTTCTATTGGTTTTAAATTTCGATTTTTCAGCAGGGATATATACGCAATGCGTATATATCAGTGTTAGGTGCAAGGCTTACTTTCGTCTTTCACATCTGAATAACCATTTTCATCAAGCCATTCACGTAATTGTTTATTAATAGTCATAAATCCTAACTTTATATATGAAAACCATATTTTTCTAGAAACTGATTTCATTATTACAAATTCAGAACACCTAGAAGTTACTATTGGTGTGTATTCCCATTTTTTATTTTCTGAATCGTAGCATTTCTCTTTCCAAGTTTGAACTATTCTTTGTGGTCTTTGCATTTCTTTGTATTTTATTTTTTGTGCTAATTATCCGTACTCACCACAACACTCTGTATAGTGCAGTTGCGAAAAGCAACCGACACCATACAGGATGCCGTTAGCGGGCATTGTATTCGACAACCTTCCCAACTAAGTTTCTTTGCGGATAATCTTTGACAGCTTTTTTAAGTGCTTTTTCTGCAACCTTTTGATTTCTAAATTGCTTTGCATTGAATTTAAATAAAGTTCTTCCAGGGTCTCCTTCCCAACCAGCAATGTAAAAAGGCTCGTTTCCATTATCGAACTTTATGATAAAACAACGACCCGCCAACCGATTTGCAATAGGCGGGGTTTCGTTCTCCATAGAAAGTTTTTCGTTTTTATTAAGTTCTGTTTTCATAATTAAGTTTTTAGTTATTAAGTCCCGCCCATCGCAAAGCCACAAAACGTTAGCCACAAGTTCTAGGTTTATCTTTCAATTCAAGTTTATTGCCAGTTAATGCAATTTTATTTTCGGAGGCTGTTATTTCGTAGTTCATTTTTAGAATATAGTTAATTGTGATTTAAAATCCTCAAAACGATTGCAGCTTTGGTCGAAGTACTCCTTATCCAGCTCATAGCCGGTAAAATCCATCTTGTATTTGTATGCAGATATTCGGGAGCTTTGACTTCCTAGATGCGTGTCCAGTATCTTCATGCCCTCGGTTGCGTAGTTCTTGAAAATCCAGTCGTATATATCAGTGTTGTATGCAATAGCTAAATCATTACATCTCTAACATACTTCCCACAAGAAGGGCAGTTGTTTACTCGATACATATTTTCATCTAAACTACCTTTTATGTACGGCATACATTTAGTTCCATCTTCAAGTTTCATCCAACTTAAGTTCATTTTTTCTAATACGCCACAGCATACAACATCATGTATAGTGGATGGCTTTTCTATTGTTTTGTCAGTATTTTCCATTTAGAATATCGTTAAATTAAATTTAAAAATCCGCTAACAAAATTAATCCACCATTTTTCAGACTCTAACTTTGCCTCTTCAATATTTTTACAATGGCTACAAATACTATAACCTCCGTTCATCAACCATAAAGTAGCATTGAAACCGTAATTATCTTCATCGCAAACAGCAATATGAGATTTCCAATCGCCTTGAACGGGTAAGTTCACATAAGCGGCGGAAACGCACTTGTAAGAGTGTTTGATTTTAGTTTCATCATCCCACATTAAAGGCTTAATAAAACAATCCGGAAACTCTTTCATATCCTCCAGGCAATCCCGATTAAATACCTCAGAGCGCATCTACAAGAACTTTAACGTGCTCCCTGCATTCAATTACTCTAGCCTCAACCGATAGCATAAAATCAGGATCGTAATCAAATGAGAACTCCTTTATGCGAAACTTTGAATTAATTTCAGAATAGTCCTTAGCTTCACCAAATACCAGCTCCTCGGGTGTATTCTGCAAAGTATAAACCAGCTTTGAACTATTTAGTCCTGTTAGGTGCATATACCCCTGCAACTGCATCCAGTAGCCCTTATCAACTTCATTCTCAAACAATGGAAAAGTAAAGCAATCCCAAGAAGACTTAAAGTCGTAAACTGTTTCCTTAAATATTAGATCTGGTGTTCCAGTAATAAACTCATTTTGGTAACCCTCTTGATTGATAACCAAGAACCCCAATTCATTCACATCAGAATAGTATTCCAAAGCCTGAGACTCAACCGCAATACCCTTACTTAGGTACTTTGACTTGATCTCTTTTCTAGTGCTGTAGATTTGCTCTTTTACCCATGTTTCAAGGTAGGATTTGCAAGTCTGACTTAATATGTCAGACTTGGATCTTGGATTTGTCATGATGTCCGAAATGGCCGAACATCTGATTTGAAACTCTTTAATTTGCATCGCTCAATAATTTTTGGTTTTCCTCTGAAATTGAATAGGTTTTTTTAATTGCCTCAATAGTGACATTTCCTTCTGCTAATGCTTTCTTAGCGCCCGCCCATTTTGGATGCTTTGGTGTCAGTGTTAAATCGGTAGAAACAACCCTCAACGCGTCATGCATCTCTCCAAATGCTCTAATTTTTTTAACGGTGATTTCAATTTTTTTACTGACCCAATCTTCGATAAACGGAGTGTCTAAAACCTTGCAAATGGTCTTGATATTTGTGCTGTTAAGAATCATTGGTTTTGCGCCTGTAAAAGTCAAAACCGTGCATTCCTCACTTCCGCCTTTACCATCGAAAACAGTATCATTTTTGACTGATTCAATGGTTAGTATTCGATTCTTGCAAATCCCGTTCTCGTCGAGTAAATCCCAGCTTCCAATATAATTTGGGTTCCGTAGCTTCTTAATGTGAGTCTTCACAGCTCAGTCAACTTCTCTATTTCAGTTAGAACTTGGCACAGATCGTTATTAAACTCCTGCTCTGTGATCGGGATAATTTCCCCGCTTCCAATGGCTGATACGTATCTGATTAGATCAATTCGTATCGTAGGGAATAGTCCCAAATCAAAAGACTCAGTAGCCCCCTTGTAAGGCCTAACCTCAGTAACATATTCGTTATTGATGCTAAGTTTATAAGAGTGTCGCACTATCCTAAAAAACTTAGGGATTTCTATTTCCCTTTGCTCTGTTTTGTTTACTGTAATTTTCATAATTTCGCTCTTTTGTTAAGTGTTTAGCCCCGAAGGGCTTTTGGTTTATATCATCCAAGACTTTATACCGTGCGCATGCAGGCAATGCCACCGCATTGTCATACTATCAAATGATTGATCTTCATAGGCATAACCTATGAAGTCATCCTTTGAAAGTGTCGCCACTACTTGTCCTAGTGTAACTGTCTTCGCTATGAATCTGTCTTTCATCCATGGCATCTCAGACGCCACTTCGATTTTTCTTGAAAGCCTTTTAATCAAGCTCTTTTCCGCTGCACATATTAATTCGTGTGTTGTTACTCCTTTTTGAGTTGTCATAATCGCTTTTTGTTTAGTTAAAATTTAATTTTCCTGCAATAAAGTGGCCGTCAATATCTTTTGTAAAATAGTGGTGCCATTCACCAACTTCGTTTTCAGTGGAATTTAATCCTCTTAAAAATCCGTTACTTACATAAACAAATTCGCTTTGATCTGCAAGTAAAACAAAGATATGATCTACATTAAGACCTTTTTCCTCTAAGGAAAATTCAATATCTGAAAACGAAATCTTATTTACCTCTGTGCCTCTAATGTTTATTTTTTGAGTTTTCATTTTGTCGCTCTTGGTTTGTTTATGTTATGTAATATTAACTATTTTATTTAATATTTACAACTACCAGTCGAATTTACTTTCATCAAATCCACAAAGAAAGTTAGGACTGCATTCTAATATATCGCAAATAATGCGAATCATGCTAAGCGGTATCCTGGTAGTTTCGCCTCGAACTAATTTATAAGCCGACACCATTTGAGAGACCTCTGCGCTATCGGGCCAAAGTGCCGCACCCAGTTCCGGTATTGTAATCGTCTTTTCCGCTGTGGAATTGAAGCGAATTAACGCTTCTTTTATTCTTAGTATCATAGTGATTTTTGTAATTGATCCTCCCAGATGATGGCTCTCCTTAGCTTTGCTAGTTCTACGGTGTTGGTGACCACTCGGTCTGATTTATCATAGTCATAAGCAAGTGTTGCCCCCACATACTCAATCCTATCAATGATCGTATCGGAAAAGGTAGGGTGCATGAAGTCGCCTTCTTCTATATCTACTGTATAGGTTATCTGAGCATAGAAAGAATACTCAGTACGTCTGATTGTATGACAGACCGCGATTTCCTTTGTTTTTTGTGTTTTCATTTTTTGATTTGGTTAGTAGCCCCGAAGGGCTTTTGGTTTATATTAGTGAATTTTCAGTGATTATAAACTGATTTAGCTTCATTAATTATTTCATGATTGAACTCATAATTAACCATTATTTCAATTTCTTTAGATGACCTACTATTTACAGTCAATGTAATATAATCTTGATACCATTTATTGGTTATCACAAATTCCAATACGTCCCGAAATTCTTTGGTTTTTCCAACAGATCTTTTTACTTCTGCAGATTCATTCATCATGTTTTGAACCATTTTTAATGTTGATATTGCTTTGTTTTTCATAATACTATATTATTGAATCAATGTTCTGACTTATACAAATCTGATTTTCATCATATATCTCTAATACTGTTATCTTAGATCCAGGTCTAAGAGTAACCTCAAATTCTCCCTTTTCTGCATTGCTTTCTAAGCCAGCGTGATAAATATGGTCTTCACTAGTATGATCGTTCCATACAAAAGAATCATCAATGTCTGCGTATAACCAAAGACTAGGCTCGTTATCTGGATTTATTTGCTGAGTTGCCTTCTCTGGTCTTGTAGTCCAATGGATGCCTAGAGAAGAAAAATTAATTTCTGATAATTCTGATACTTTTAATATTCTGCAAACTTCCATGTCGCTCTTGGTTTGTTATAGCTGAATTGCTATACCATAAAATTAAACAATTTATTTAATATTTACAAACTTGACATAAAAAAATCCCGATTATTTTCACAACCGGGATAATCACACAACTAAACAAAGAGCGACCTTCGATATAAAGATAGCTATTTTTCTGTTAGATAAGCAATCCGAAAATAAAGAAACTATGAGCTGCAATCATTGCTATAATTGGAATTATGATTAGGTATAGGATCATAATTTTTCAATCTCCTTTTTAGCCCATATTTTGAAAGACTCAAACTTTTGCAAGATTTCTTTTACAGTATCGTCTTCGCTCATTCCTGAAGGTGTAACGATAGCAAAATCATTTACCCAGTTCGTAAGCTTTACTTTTTTAGGGGCTTTTAGGGCTTCTAATTCAG